CATGGTAAGCCGTGCCGCCGCAGGTTAGCGGGATCGGGCGGGTGTCGGTGGGGGTCATGGGTTAGACACTCCGTTCGCGCGCACTAGGCGCGGTTTCGGTCGGGTGGACACCGCATCCCATTGACCTTGTTACAGGCCCGCAATCCCCTAGGGACTGCCACGCGCGATATTTCCCTTGCACATTCAATCGCCTGCCGCCGGTTAGACAGTTGCGGGCTTTTCGGTTGGACATTCCGTTCACTTCTTGAGCCTCCGCATGGCCGATCTGGCGAGCCGGGCCTGGTCGGCGCCGGCGGTGTAGTGCGTCACTTCCGACAGGTTCGCATGGCCGGTGACCGCCATGATCTGGCTGGGCGTCGCGCCCGCGTCAGCCAGGCGGACGGCGGCGGCCTTGCGGAGACCGTGCGGCTTGCAGTCGGCGGGAAGCCCGGCGTCCTTGATCTTGTCGCGGAACCAGTTGGTAAACCCGGCCGGCGAGAACGGTGCGCCATAGGCCGTGGTGAGGAATGTCAGGTGGCCGACCGGCGCGGCCTCGATCTCGCGCTGCAAGGCGGCGTGCAGGGGTAGGGTGAGCGGCGTCCCGGTCTTCTGCTGGACAACGCGGATCGTCGCCCCGGTGATGTGCTGGCGGCCCATCCGCACCACGTCCGACCGCCGTTGCCCGGTGTAGAGCAGAAGCGCCAGCGCAAGCCGCTCCCGCGTCCCGCTGGGCCAATGCGCCTCGAAAGCCGCAATCTCGTCTTCCGTCCAGCTACGGAAGCCCGCGACGGCCTTCCTGGGCAACCGCACGCCGTCCATGGGGCTGACGCGGATCATCTCGCGCCGCACCGCCAGCTTCAGGATCAGGCGCAACACCTTCCGGGTCACGTCCCGCGCGCCGGGCCGGTCCGCCATGGCGTCTAGCAGTTCGTCCAGTTTGCGCGGCGTCATGGCGCGAACGGGCATATCCCCAAACGTCACCCGGAACCGCTCCAGGGTGTTGCGATAGGTGCGTTGGGTGATTGGCCGCGTGGCGAGGAAGCCCGCGCTCTTGTAGAAGTCCACGATTAGCGCGGCGAACGATCCGGGCGCGGTTCGGTCGGCCCCGATCTCGCGCGGCCCGGACGCCAGCGCGGCCTTGTATGCCTCGGCAAACTCTATCGACCCCGGATCACCCGGAAGCGCCACGGTCGCAAAGCCTCGACGCCGGAAGTAGTGGCGCTGTTTGCCGTGACGGTCGCGGAACGCCTTGACGTACATCACCCGGATTTTCGCCATGCCGCCATGCGCGCTGTCCACGCGCCCTCGCTATCTTCGGAGGCGGCCACAGGGGGTGGTGCAGGCGGCGCGGGCAAGAGGGACAACCGGCTTCCGTCAACAACAACCTGAAAACTGCCCACAGGCCAACCGCCCTCGACCGCGCCACGAACGAGGCGGGCGACGTCAGCTTGCCTAAAGCGGGCGGGGGTGGTCATCCCTTACGCTCCCCCTCCCGACGCACGGCCTTGATGGCGGAGAGGGCGGCTTGGACGGTGACGTACTCGTCCATGTTGCCGTTTCGGTAGGATTCGGCGCTAGCGTACCACTTCTCCGCGCACGCCTCCCGCGCCAGGATCAGGTCAGGATCAACCGGCTTCCACCCGGTACGGACCAGGGCGGCGGCGATTTCGGCAAGGTCGCGCGCGGCTGGACTGGCGTGGCGCTGCCAAATCCGCACGGCCTCCCGCACCACCGCTCTATCCTCGTCTGTGATTTCTGGTAGGCTCACGCTTCAATCTCCGGTCTTGAACGCTGGAACGGGCGGCCCTTAAGCGGGCGGCGGGATGGGGGGTGGATGCCGAGGTGTTTGGCCCGGATGCGCGCGGCCTTCGCCTTGGCCCTCACGTCGTCGGCGGTTTTCACCTTGTGGGCTGACGACAGGACGGGCTGCAGGTTGGACTCGGCGTGAGCCCCGCCAAGCGCGAGCGGGATGCGATGATCGACCTGCCAGACGTCGCCGGGCATGATCTTCCGGCCCGAAAGTGCGCATCGGCCACCGTGGGCCTCAAACACGCGCAGCCTCACGCGGGCCGGGATGGCGGCGTCGGGGTTGTCGGAGTACCACTCGGGGACGGACCTTCCGGTCATGGCGCGACCTTCCGTCCGATGCGCGGGTCAAACCGAAGCCGAGACCAGTTGTCTGCGTTGTCTCGGACGCGGCGCCGGAAAGCCCCGTCGTGGAAATACGAACAGAGAAGCGCGGGCATTTGTTCGTCGGTGACGATGGGCTGGCCACTCTTTCCCATGCGGGTTCCGTTGTGTTCTCGCGAGAAACAAAGAACCTTTGAGTTGCACGACGTGCAAAGCGGATGCGTCCGAACAAACATGTCACTGGCATCGAACGCGGGGGCGGAGGCTTCGAAATATTCTCCGCAAAGCCATTTGCAGAAGCCCACTGAAGTCGGAAATAGACCGCCTTGCCGCGTGGAGCCGCAAAGACAACAATGAACGCCTAGCAAGATCGCCAACCCAGTGAAGACGTGTGGAAACACAGACAAGCCGTCTAGGCGTTCTGGCGGATCGGCCCACGGAGCCGCGCGCCGGGAGGCTCTGAGCGCCGAACTTACTTCGCCCTTGACGTGGCCTAGCAAGACGCCTCGCTCGATATGGGCGAAGCCTGGATGCGCGAGCGCCGTCCGCTCTAGTGCCGAGTGCTTATGATCCGACTTTACGATCCAGGCTTCGACCACGTCAGACCCCCAAGGCGAGAGGGCGCGGAAGGGTATCGACCGCCTCGGTCGCCTTCACGCTTCCGGCGGCGCTGTGAGCGAACCGCTGGACTTCCAGTTCCATGCGAACGGTCTCAACAACCGTGGCCGCCAGCTTGGCGACGGCGTTGGCCCGCGTCGGATTTCCAGAGCCGTTGCGGATCGCGTCGATCTCGTCAAAGATGGCGTCCCGAAGCCCGGCGCTAGAGCGCGTGACGGGGGCGGGGATGGTCTCAGTCTTGGCTTTCATGTCTCTATCCTTTGGTGCCCGCGAATGAAGCCGTGAGGTGGGCAAGGCCTCTCGGCTGGGTGACTTGTGGGGGCTAGGCAGCCACTCGGGAGGGGCTGTTAACCCCTCCCGGCTCCTGGCCGTCGTTAAACACAACCCCGCGCTCGGCTCCGAAAGCCTCGATCAGCGCGAGCAATTCCGCCATCTCGGGAACCGTGAGGTCCGACGTTGACCGGCCCGAAAGCGGGACAAACCCGGTCCCGTCGAGGTTCGGCACAAGCCTCAGTTCCTCGCCCTTCGCCCGCCAGTACGCATCGAGGAACACCAGCCGCCAATCCGCCGGGGATAGGGCTATGCCGTTGTGTCGGTGTTGCTCCGACACGTCGGTTAGCGTGGCCCACAAGCGGTCATTCTGCGGCAAGGTGCGGGCCGGGGGCTTGATCTCCACCCGCCAGCCCTTTTCGAGCTTGGCGACGATAGAGGCCACGGTCGCCCGGCGCTCGCGCGTGGTCAGGACGTAGAGGCGGCGGTCCATGGCTAGGCGGCCTTCCGCTCGCCATAGCGGCGCACAAGCTCGGCCTCTTTGCCCGCCAGTTCCGACAAGAACCGCCCGACTTCGCCCTCGGCCTCGGCAATCGCCGCGTCATCACGGACAACCCGCGTGACGTGAAGCTGCATCGCCTCGGGAAGCCGGGGGTCGAAGCTGACGAAGTCGCACCACGCCCGGTCGGTGCAAGTCATCTGCCATTGCATCTGGGTGACGTAAGAGCCCTTGATCGGAGCCCCTAGCAGGGTGTCCAGATGGGTGGACGTGTTGGGACACTTAATCTCGACCATGCCGTCAGCGCCGACCAGACCGTCAGGGCTTGCGCCGCTGGAACCGATGACGGGGTGATCGACAAAGCCGATCTCCACCACGTCAACGTCATGCAGGAAGGCGTAAGCGGCGCGGGCCTGGGGTTCGGTCTCAGTCCCCCAGCGCATGGCGTCATTCGTGAAGCCTGCCGCCGTGGTCCCGGTCAGCCGCTCGCACAGAAGTTCGGCCATGTAGTTCGCGCGGGAGGCGCTGTATCCGGTCTTGGTCTTGGCTATCACGTCAGCCACGCGGGAGGCGGTGACCTTTCCGCGCCTGGCGTCGAACCACTCGGGGGAGCCTTGGATAATCATCGGGCCTTCCTCTTGTTCTCAAGGGCCTTCACCGCTTCGGCAAAGCGCGAGGCGGGCAGGCGGGCGAGGGTGTCGATCCGCAAGTGGTTCAAGAACCGGGTGCGGTCGGCCCCCACCTCGTCCATGAGCGCGACAAGGTCCGCGACCTGATCATCTGTGATCCAGTGATCCGCGCCGCCGCGCTCGCCGTTGTCGTCGCGGTCTTGCGGCGCCCGGCTGGTGATGTTGAGCAGCGCAATCGCGGCGTATCGCTTGCCGTAGGTGATGGATGACCCGACCGCCTGAACGGCGTTCTTGCTTCCCGAGCCGTCCGCAGGGAGGTCAATCGTCGTTTCCTCGGAATGGCCGTCACGGTGGCTAAGAACGCCCGTCACGGAGACCATGGCGTCAGTGCGGTGGATGCGAAAGGCGAGGGCGAACCCCGCTTCATGCAGCAGCGGGCGAATGGCGTCGTTGATGTCCTCATACCTGGCGTATCGGGACTGAACCGGCTTGTTTTCGCCGTGCTTGATCTCGCCCTTCTGGTCGATGACCGGAAGCCGGGGCTGCAATTCGGCAAGCGCCGTGGTGAAAGCGGCCTTCGCCTGCTGCGCCGTGATCCGCTCGTACATCCCAAGCAGGCGCTCCAGCTTGTCAACGTCAGTGTTCGGATCGGCGGCGGCCCGGCTGATCACGTCCATGAGGGACGCGCCAGCCTGGATCACTTGGCCTTTCGCCTCGTGTTGGATTGCAACGGCGGTCATGTGTGTGGCCTCCTAAGCCACGGCGCGGAGCTTCGCGGGCTCCGGCCATACGGTTGTTTCAGTGGTTCGGGTTTCGACGCGCCGGACGGACATTCCGGGGACAACGTGCAGGCGGGCCTCGGTCCACTCGACCGCGTGGGCCAGTTCCTCGAACGTGCAGACAATGACGTTGGCCGGGGTGACTGCGTGGTAGGATGTGCGGGTCATTGGGGAGCCTCCCCGCGCGCTTTGGCGAGGGCCTTGTGCGCGTCGTCAAAGGCGTCGTGCAGTTGCTCGCCGTGCGACCCCATGACTGCTTCAAGCGCCTCGTACAGATCGGGCGCGGCGGCTATCAGGCGGGCGTTGGCCCCGGTGACGTTCTCCGCAATGTCCACCTCAAACGAGCCGTGTTCATCAGCGACAAAGATGTCGAACCAGAGCGGTTCGGGCGTCATCGGGTGCTGGTAAATGTACCAAGGCCCCGGCGTAAACGGTGGTTTGCTCATCAGCCTATCCATTCAATGAGAAGCCAGACGCATCCGGCCAAGGAAGCGAGGGTGATGACCTCGCGGAGATACCAAAGCGGTGAGCGCACTATGCGGCCTCCAGTTCGATCACCAGCCCCGCATCCGCCGCAGCGGCGTTGAGGTCATCCAGCAGCGCCCACGCCCGCTCACGGTTGAACAGAACCAGCAGGTCGCGCACGATCTCGGGCGCTAGGCGGGTGTGGCCGAGGTAGACTTGACCGGCGGAGCAGGTGAACCTCGCCATCACGCGTCCTCCCAATCAAACTCGGGGAGATACGCCCGCTCCGTCAGGTGGCGGTCGATGACGTTGCGGATGCGGGCCAGATCGGCGTCGGTAGCGAACACCGCGCACCTCATGCTCAGTCGCATCCACTGGTGAGCGTCTTGGCGCTCAATCGCGATGTCGTCGTCGGGCGACAGGTGAATGTTGGCGCTGACAGTAGCCATCACGCGGCCTCCGCTTCGATCAGGGCCTGCGCCGCTTCGTTGCTGATGATCTGCGAGAGCGCGTCCAGCACCTCGCGCCGTGCCTCCGGTGAGACCTTGGCGAGAACGTCCACGCGGTCGTATTTGCGGCGGAAGTAGATGGGCTCGGGGCCGTCGCGGAAGACCGGGTAGCCGTAGCGGTCGCGGCTCAGAACCTCGACAAAGAGGCCGGTGACTTCCGCGTCCTCGGCGTAGGCGTCATGGCCCGGTCCAGCGGTGCTGCCGTACTCAGGCCCCCGGTCACGCTCGGCGTGGACGTAGGTTCCCGAAAGCTCAAGCTCGACCTCAAGGGTCATGGTTGCGTTGATCTGGTGCATCACGCGCTCACCAGCCAAGAGGCGATCCGCTCGGCGGCCCAGCCTTCAACGGAGGTCTCGCCAAGCAGGCCATCAAGCGGCTCGCCAATCGGCATCCCGCAATCCACGGCGCGGTCGAAAAGGACGTTAACCGCGCGGATGTGAGCTACGACGGCATCGCGCGAAAGGTCGCCGTTCTCGACCTTGGCCTCGGCGTAAAGGTGCGCCTGAAGCGCGTCGTTCAAAAGTTCAAGCTGGTGGGTGGTCGCCATCGGTGTGTCTCCGTTTGTTGGAGAGACAATACACCGCGTACCCAATGACGCAATACTAAATGTACCCAATGAGGCGAAAAAGTTAGGACCCGGCGCCCATCGCCTTCAGAAGCTGACGCGCCAACGCCAGCTCATCGGTGGTCAGATCGGGCCTTGTCGGGTCGCCTTTGCCGGTCGCAAGCCACGCCTGGGAAACTTGAAACGCGCGCGCGTACCGTTCAAGGTGGCGTGTCTTTAGCCCCTCGGCCTGGCGGATGCCGAGTTCGTGGCTTTTGTAGGTGTTCTCGTTCCAATCGAACGCCGCCGCCGCCGACCGGCTGGACGTAAAGCCCGCGCGCTCTCGCGCCCACCGAAGCCGTCCGTGCTGGGTGGATAGGTCGGGGGGTTGAGACGCGACTCTGGCCATGGCCCTGTTTTATCGCCGCCTTGGGTACTTCGGGTGTTGACGTGTTAGGGTTCGCACTGTACCCAATAGACATGGTTCAATCATTCGTGGACGTGATCGACGCGCTGGGCGGGACTTCTCGGTTCGCCGCCGCTGTCGGCATGGAGACCAACACCGCCAAAATGGCGCGGGCTCGCAAGAGCATATCGCCCCGCTGGTGGAACGCGGTCGCAGCGGCGGCTCGGGACGCGGGCCGTTCGGACATCACGCTAGAGCGGCTTGCACAGTTAGCCGTCGAGAAGCACGCGCCGGAAGCGGAGCGCGCCGCCTGATGCCTCAGTCCCGCAACTGCCCCCAAAGGATCGGCCCGATTTGCCTGAACCAGTCCAGCGCCTCGCGTTGCGCGGCGGTGATTGGGGCGCGGTCCCGCGTCGGGTGCGTTGGAAACAACGCCGTCACGCTGTCCAGATCGTCCAGCACGGCGGCCCATTCTCGCAGGAACCGCTCGCCCTTGCGGCGTCCAAGCACGCGCACAAGCGCCTGTGCTTTGGTTCGGATCAAGACACGGTTTGCGTCCGGCGTAGGCGCTGAAAAGCGCGCCTCGGGGTCTCGCTGCACTAACTTCCTCCAGGCTCTTTTGACCCAAGGGAAGCGCAACCAGAGCGGCCATGTCAAACGTGAAGTTGTGGTCACAACCGGCCCCCATGCGCTGTCACTCCCCCGCGCCTTCCCCGACGCGGCCTTGGGGCGCGGTGAACTCTCCCACCGCGCCCCGGTCTCTTTGCATGAAACGCAGGGCCGCTCGCCAAAGCGCCCTGCGCGTCTCCGCATCCCGGCCTCGCATGGCCTGAACGCACATCATCGCCTGTTCTCTACCGCTCGACACTCCGTCGCACCTCCTTCGAGGCCCTCACAATGAGCCTCATCGGAGCGACAAGCATGGGGAACGACCCCCACATTCTACTCGACCGGCTGTCCGACTACGTTCGGCCCTATCCGGCGAAGACCCTGGCGCGGCTGCTGGGCTGCACGCCGAAGACCGCCGAACACTTCCGGGATGGAACAAGCTGGCCCAACGCACGCCACTGGCGGCTGATCGTCCAAGCCTTTGGCCGGGACGCGCTGGACGCCGTGTTCGGCCCCGACATTGACGCCACCGTGGCCCGTCTGGCCCGCGAAGAGCAAGACCTAGTGGGGAAACTGCATGATCTACGCGCGCGCCGTGCTGCGGCTCAAGGCCCTGTTTCTGGCCACCCGCAACGCCGTGCGACGGATGATCCTGACGAGCCGCTAGGGCCGGAAAATCTGGACTTGTTCGGGGGTGGGCGATGAGCAACCCCTACCTGATCGACGGACCGGCTGTGATCAGCTTCTCGGGCGGTCGGACCAGCGCCTTCATGCTGCGCCAAATCCTCGACGCCCACGGCGGCACGTTGCCCGATGATGTTGTCGTCGCCTTCGCCAACACCGGCAAGGAGCGGGAGGAAACCCTTCGCTTCGTCCATGAGTGCGGAAGCCGTTGGGGCGTCCATGTTCATTGGGTCGAATGGCGAGACGACGAGGCGGGTTACGCAAATGTCGGCTTCAACAGCGCCGCCCGATCCGGTGAGCCGTTTGCCGCACTGATTGCCAAGCGCGGGTTCGTTCCCAACAGCGTGAGCCGGTTCTGCAGCGTGACACTCAAGGTGCGCGCCATGCGGAATTGGGTTCGCGGGGAGCGGGGCTGGAAGCATTGGGTCAACGTCATCGGCCTGCGCCACGACGAGGGCCACCGCGTCATGAAGGCGCTGGCGCGGAATGATACCAACAAGGAGCCCTTCAAGGCAGCGATGCCGATGGCGAAGGCGCGCCACACCGAGCGCGACGTGTTGGCGTTTTGGAAGGAACAGCCGTTCGATCTCGGGCTGAAAAGCTACGAGGGAAATTGCGACCTTTGCTTCCTCAAGCGCCGGGGCAAGCTCCTTCAACTGATCCGCGACAACCCCGGTATGGAAGACTGGTGGATCGGCCAGGAGGCTGGGGTCACGCGGGCCAGAACGAAAGCCGCCAGGGAGTTTCGTGAGGGCGACCCGTTCGCATTGATCGCCCGAGACGCGCACGCGCAAAGCGTCCTGCCGTTTGACGCTCCAAGCGACGACGAACACGACGCCGAGTGCGGCCTCTGGTGCGGACCCGAGGAGCAAGCCGCATGATCCGCGCCCTCCGATACTTCCAACGCAAAGCCATCCGCGCCGAACGCGCCAAGGCCCTGGCCGAGCTTCAAGCCGCCATCCGTGGGGGCGACACCCGAAAGCAGCACGCGACTTTCAAGGCCGCTCGTGAGGCCACTAACCGGGCGTTGGGGGCGGGGGCATGAACATCTGGGCAAACCAAGCGCTGGTTGATGAAGTCGTGCTCCTCTGGAAAGAGGGTTATTCGGCCTCAGAAATCGGGGCCAAGTTCGGTCTCACCCGCAACGCCGTGATCGGCAAGATCAGCCGCCTCGGCCTCCAGCGTGCGGCGACAGGGCGGAACGTCGGCGGGCGCCCGTCACCCTGGACCCCTGACGCCGTCGCCACGCTGATCCGGCTGGTAGACGCGCAATACACCTCCCGGCAGATCGGGATCGTCCTAGGCGTCTCCCATGCCGCTGTCCGCAAGCGCATGAAGCGCATGGGCCTCCAATCCAAGAGCCCCTACGCCGAGCAGAACGCCCCCCGCGCCAAGCGCAAGGCGACGTGGATGGTTCCCCGTCCGCATGGCCCGCGCGCCGAGCCCATGCCGATTGTCGAGGATACCCCGCCCCCGCCTGGCGCGAAGCCCTGGACCGAGCGCGCCTTTGGCGAGTGCGCCCGGCCTGTCGCGGGTTCTGGGGCTGACACCTACTCCTGCGCACAGCCCACGGGCGGCGCGACCTACTGCCCCGGATGCCGCCTGATCATGTTCGCGGGCATCACGCGGGAAGACCTCCAACGCCTGGACAGAGCCGCATGAGCCTCGATCACGCCTACGCGCCCCCACGGATGACGGTCAGCGCGTCCTTCAACTTCCCCCACCCACCCGCCGTGCGCCCGTTCGTCAACCCGTTTGACGTGCTTGATGGCGACCGCCCGACCGTCAAGCGGATTCAGGCGGTGGTGGCAGAGTTCTATAGGCTCAAGCCCATTGACATGATCCTAGACGCCCGCGCGAAGAGAGTCGCCCGCCCGCGTCAGGTGGCGATGTGGCTGGCCTGCCGCCTTACGGTGCGGTCGCTGGGCGACATTGGACGCCGTTTCGGTGGCCGGCATCACACGACCGTCCTGCACGCTAGGCGCAAGATTGACGCGCTGCGGGAGACCGACCCGGTCCTCCGCGATGCCATCGACCGGCTGGTGTGGAACCTCACGGAGCCGAAGCGGTGAGCCTAGAGGACCACATAGCCCAAGCCATCTGCGACCAGTTTTGGCGCGTCTGCGATCAGGACGACCCGTCCAACCTGCCGCGCAAGCAGACGTGGGCCACCTCAACCCCGCTTCAGCGCGAGGTGTTCCGCCTTTGCGCCGAGGCCGCGATCAAGGCTGGGCGGGAATATCGGGAGATGCAGGGGAGGGCGGCGGCGTGACCCAATCCCTGACCGGCGCCGGCTGGTACTTCTCCGCGTCTCACCGCGACCCGATCCGCCAGGAGTTGCACGGTCACTCTTACGAGGTCACCGCCTACTGGCCCTCGGAACCGCCGCGCGATGCGCTGGTCTTGCAGTGGACCCTGCGCGACGTGCTGAAGGGCTTCGACCACAAGACGCTGCCCGACGAAATGAGCCGCGCCGAAACGCTGGCCCGCGCCATCGGATCGCTGATCGACGGATGCGTCCGCGTGGACATCGCTCGGCCTTCGGAGCGCCTGCGGTGCGAGGTCTGGCTGTGATGACGGTCTGCTATCACGGAACGCCGATCACGCCTCAAAGCGCGCTCTTGAGGCTCGCCGGGCGCCACTTCTGCGTCTCGTATTTCAACCGGACAAAGACGAGCCTCCCGCTGATCGAAGGCATCGCGTCCAGCCTCATGCTCGACAACGGCGCGTTCTCGGCATGGCAGGCGGGCGTTGATCTTAGCGATGCCTACTGGTCCGGCTACTTCGATTGGTGCGACCCGCTGCTGGATCGCCCGACGACGTGGGCCGTTATCCCCGACGCCATCGCCTCTGGAACCCAGGAGCAAGACCGGCTGATCCGGCTATGGCCGCACGGTGAGCGCGGTGCGCCCGTTTTTCACCTGACCGAAGACTTCATGCAGCCGTTGTCTCGGCTGGCGAGGCTGACCCAGGAATGGCCGCGCGTCTGCATCGGATGGGCGCACCCGCCGTCAACACACCCGATCAACGGGGCTGCATTTGAGCGCGCGATGGATGCGCTCTGGAACGAGCTGGCGCGGCATCATCGCCGCACGCCGGTTGTTCACATGTTTCGGGGGATGCAGCTAGTCCGGTCCCGGTGGCCGTTCGCGTCGGTGGACTCGACCGACGTGGCCCGCAACCACAACCGCCCGCAGAACACCCCGGAAGCCATGGCCGCCCGCTGGGACGCGGCGCAATGCCCCGCGCGATGGGAGCCGGCGCCAGAACCCATGTTGCTGGAGTTTGTCGCGTGATCTTCGCTGCCATCATTCGTGCCATGGCGGCTGCTGGCGCCACGGCGGAGGCGATTGCCATTGCCGTGGAGGCTATTGAGGCCGCGCAAGCCAACGATCCGCGTGAGGCCAAGCGCACTGCTGATCGGGAGCGGATGCGCCGTAAGCGCGACCTGTCGCAGGATGTCGCGCGACTGTCGCGCGACGTTAGCGCGACAACACCTTCCCCCCTTTGCCCCCCCGCCTTTCCCCCACACCCCCTAACCACCCCCCCTATATCCCCCCAACCTTCTGGTGGTGGTGGTGGTGCGAGCGCGAGCGAAATCGAAACAACCGACGATTGGCCGGACGGCAAGGCCCAGGACCATGCCCGGCTGATCGTCTCCGAGGTCGCATCCCCCCGGCTGGACCCGATGAAGTCGCCCGGCCTCGTCACCACGGCGGGACGGCTGGCGGCCTGGAAACGGGACGGCGCGAGTTGGGAGCACGACGTGATCCCGGTGGTCGCCTCGGTCTGCGCCAAGCAGCGCGGGCCGGTCTCGACGTGGAAGTTTTTCGATCAGGCCATCGCTCGCAGCATGGCCGACAACCGAGCGGCGCTTGAGGTTCCGATCTCGCATCGGGCCACCGGACCCCCGAACAGCCTGACCGACCGGATCGCGGCGGAACACGCCGAATCCCGACGCATGGCCTTCGAAATGCTGGAGCGAGAAAATGGCGAGTCCATCGGAAATTGTTAGCGAAATTGAGGCTTTAGCGGTACATTGCCCCCCTCGGTTGATGACCACGGAGGCGCGGGCTTTGTGGATGCGGGATTGGTGTTCGGACCTGTCCAGCTTCCCGATTGCGGCGATCCGTGCGGCGTTCACGGCCTGGCGCAGCGGGGAAAACCCGAGGTTTCCGACCGCCGGCCAAGTGTTGCCGATGGTCCGCGCCAACACGCCCCGGAAGGACGGGCCGAAGGTCCAGGCCCCCGACCCTTGGGCGCCGATCTCCGATGCGGAATATGAGCTTCTGTCGCTCTCCGAAAAGGTCCGCCATCTGCTGATCCTGGCGGCGGAAGCCCGCCGGAAAGCCGGGCCGATGTGGAAGAACCCGCCGAGCGGAACCAGCATGGCAAGGCCGGTCGCGGGCCACGTCCACCCCGACGACGTGTCCGACCAATGGCGCGAATGGTCAGCGCGGGCGACGAACTACGAAGCCGAGGCCGAACGTCTCAAGCGCATCATCCGCAAGGAACCAGCGAGGCTTTCCGCATGACCTACCGCAACGCAGACACCCGCATCCGCGAAGCCTTCGCCGCACTGAGAGCGGAGATCGAGGGGGTGTTCGGGGAACAGCCCGCGCTGACGCTGGAAAACAGCGCGGAGGAATGGGACGCCGCTCCGATCCCCGCTGCGATTTTAGGGGCGCTTCCGGCTTTGGAAAACTGGCTCCACCACTACGCCAAACAACCCGCAAGCGAGGGGTGAGGGATGGGGCCTTCGCAAGATTACGCGGTCACGATCAAGGTTAGCAACGGTCGCATCCTGAGCCGGATGCGCGCCAAGGGCATCAAGTCGCTGCCCGAGTTGGCCGAGAAGGCGGGCATCCATTACAAAACGCTTTGGGCCGTCGTTTCGCTCAAAAAGTCCCCAATTGGCGCGAGGGGCGCCTGGATCGCGGGGATTGAGAACGTGGCCGGCGTCCTTGGGTGTGACGTTGAAGACCTGTTCACCGAAGCGCAGCGCGAGAACGTGGTCGAGCGCAACAGCGCCGAGATTTACATGGACGAGCCCGACGTGATGGCCCTGACCTCGGGCGATCCAGAGAGGGCCTACTGGATCAAGGCTGAATCTCAGCGGCTTTTGAACGCAATCAAGAGCCCGCGCTCGCGGGACGTTGTCGAGCGTCGGATGAGCGGCGAAACGCTCCGCGAGATTGCCGATTCCATGGATCGCTCGGTGGAACTGGTCCGACACCTAGAGGCCAGGGGCTATCGAAATATGCGCGCCGAAGTCAACAAGTCGAAGTCAACATGGATGGGGGACTGACCATGCCCGCCCGCCGAACCGCAAAGAGCCGCGCGCTTCAGTCCATCGCCCTGGCCCACGCGGCGAAGGTCCGGCAAGCCAACGTCCGAGCCGCAGAACGCGAGCGCGCCAAGGCCGAGGCCCTGGAGATTGCAGCCGGGGTGGCCCAGACCGTGAAGCTGGGGGAGGGCAGAGGGGAGGCGTTCGACAAACCGACCCAACGCCCCGGTGAGCGGGCCAAGCCTGTGCGCCGGCTCAATGGGGTCGCCTATCTCGTGTCTAGGGGCGTGATCGACAGCGACCTGGCAGCCGTTGCGAACGCATGGGGAGACCTCTGGCGTCAGGGCTACGGCGAGACCAGCTTGCGCTCCTGCATCGCGGCGGACGCTATTGGCGGATCGGGCGACCCAACCGGAACGGCCCTGGAAGCCGCGAGGAAGCGCGTGCAAGCCCAGCACCGCCTCCGGGCTATGTCGGGCCACATCGAAGCCGTGCCGGCCCTGTGGGGCGCTCTGGTGGCCGTGGCGGGCATAGGTCTCACGCCGCGCCAGTTCGCCGGGACCGAGAAGGCGGCGCTCGTGGTGCAGACGCGGCTTGTCGATGCGCTGGAGTTGATGCGGGCGGGCGTGAGGCGTGCGGCATGAGTTTGACGCACCAGCGCATAGAGTTTGCCGACGCAGCAGCGTTTGTGAGCGAACACCATCGACACCACACCCCGCCGGTCGGCCATCTGTTTTCGATTGGCGCGTTTAGGGGCGGCGAGCTTGTCGGCGTGGTCATCGTGGGGCGCCCCGTTTCAAGGCACCGCGACGATGGACTGACGGCGGAGGTGACAAGGCTTTGCGTGCGAGACAGCGAGCGCAATGCGTGTTCGTTTCTGTACGGCAAGGCAGCCCGCGCCGCGCTTGCCATGGGCTTCAGACGCATCGGAACCTACACGCTGAAGCGCGAGCCCGGAACCAGCCTGGTTGCTGCGGGCTGGAAACTGATGGGCGAAACGCCGGGCAAATCGTGGAGCGTTCCAAGTCGGCCCCGAAGCGACAAGCACCCGATAGAGCCGAAGCTTTTGTGGGAAGCCGACTAGTTAGGCGTGCGGCCTGAGTACGGAAAAAACGCCCCCGCGTACCGATACCGCTTGACGGATGCTGATACAGCCCGCATATAGAGAGGGCGAGGGGATGCTCCCCACCGAAAGGACAAGGCGCTATGTATAAGACCGGACAAGAAATCGAATATTCAAACGGGCAAATCGCCCGCGTGGTGGCGCTCCCCGAGGGCGGAGACGTTGGCGGCGCCTATTTCGTGATCCAGACGGCGGAAGGCTTCGCACTGTGCTGGCGGGACCTGACGGCGGAGATGGACGAAGAGGTGTGGTGCCTCGTGCACGAGGCGGACCCGTTCCGCGCCACGCTGGCGGAGGCGGAGGCGGAGCACCGCGCCGAACTCGTGCGCCTCGCCTAACCCCCACCCCCATCGCGGACAACCCGCCACCCGGCCCCGGCTCCCAGAGTGCGGGGCCTTCGGGCTAGGGGAACCTCCCCGCTGGAGACAGACGATGGAACTTAAGATCCGCTTTCGCCATCGGCGCGGACGCCCGCGCGAAGCCTACGGCGACTACATCGAATGGGATGAATGGCAGGTCGTCGCCGGGCGCACCGTCGTCGCGCGCTTTGATCTGGAGGAACAAGCGCAAGAGTACGTGGCCGAACAGCGAGCCGCCGCATGAAGCCCGAAGACCTCTACCGAGCCCGTCACACCCTAGGGCACCTCTGGGGCAAGGGGCGCCCGTTAATGGCCAGCGAGCTAGGCCGCGCCCTTCGCCTAGGCGGCAAGAGGCCAGGCGACAGCATCCGCGACTACGAGCGCGGCAAGACCCCGATCAGCGGACCTATCACCGTGGCGGTTGCCATGTTTCTGAACGGATGCCTTCCGCCGGATGGGGTGCCAGAGTGAACGATTGGACCCTGACTGTCTACGACCGCACCGACGCCGAGTCGGCCATGACCTACGCGTGCCTTGGAATCATGTGGGCTGACGGCAGCATCCTGATGGCGCACATCCCCAAGACCGCCGAACGCGAGGAGATTGCGCTGCACCTGTCGCGCTTTGCGGAGAGGCTGAAATCAACGCCGGATGGAGTGCCGGAATGACAGAACACCCGCTTGAGCCGATGTGGAAAGACATGGCCGACGCAGAAACGACCGCCCGCCGCTTCGTGCGCGTGGTGGATGGCCGGATTGTGCGCGTGATGAGCGATGACGAGGCCCCGTCGATCATCCCCTTGACACCGCCCCCGAACAACACAACAAAACCCTAAAGCCCGCAGCGCGTCCGCGCCGGGCCATCG